GCACGTCTTCTGTGAGGGGGCATATCATTTGACACAGGGATGGTGAGCCGGCCGCGGGCCTGGAAGCCGCGTAGGGACTGGGATGCGGGGCTATTCGGGGTGCGGTCGGATTTGCGACGGATTTCGAGCGGAGTGCGCAAAAACCGGGCGGATTCGCGCAGGATTTGACATGAAAGCGTTACTGGTTCGCGCAGAACCGGTCGCTGGCTGATCCAGTAACGGGCCGTGGTTATCCACAGGCCCGTTTTCTTTTCCCGGCGGGGGTCAGGCCTGCGGGGCCTTCTTGGCCATGATGTAGCTGTAGGTGCGCTGCAACTCGTCGGTGGCGAGGGCGGAGAGCGAGTCGGCACCGAAGTGCTTGCGGATGTAGGGCTTGTAGGCGTCGGGGTCGCCGAGCTGGTTCTTGCTGCGGGCCTTGATGGCGGCGATGCGCTTGCTGCGCCAGTCGAGATCCTTGGCGGGCGCGCTGCGCATGGCGCGCAGCTTGGCCATCTCGGTTTTGATGAAGGCGACCACCTGGTCGAAGCGCTCGAGCGGGATCAGGTGGTAGGAGGTGGCGCCGGCCTTGCGGTTGATGCGGCTCCAGGCGGCGGCATCGGTGAGCGGCGCGCGCTTGATGCTGTTGTGCAGGGTGATCCATTCGACGCGCAAGGCGTTGATAGTGGCCTTGTGCGCGTCGGTGAGCACGCCCTCCCCCGGTGTGACCACGACACGCGGGCGCGGGGGCTGGGCGACGGTGTAGTGGTGGAGGTCGCCGGCGACGATGTGTTGGGCGCTGACGCCGTTGCCGTTGATCTGGATGACGTTGCCCCCGGCGCCCAGCGGCGGCGCTGGGCGCGCGCGGCGGCGGGCGGGCGGCTTGGCCTGGGGGAACAGGGCGACGAGTTCGGCCTTCTTGTCTTCGCGGTTGCTCATTGCATGGGTCTCGAGGGTTGTGCGCTGGGCGCAGACGAACGAAACCCAATGGTAGCGCGGCTTTCAGGCTGCACGCTGTGTATTACGTCGCCATCGGCCACCACTTCAGGCGGCCAGGCGCAAGACCTTGGCCGAGAGCGCGCGAACCTGGCTGGGCTCGCCGTCGGACAGCTCGACAAGCAGCTCGAGCGCGCGCATGAACTTTTCGGGCGGCAGCAGCCGGCCCTCCTTCACCTGCCACTCCTGCACCACCTCCACCGCCAGGCGCCAGGTGTCCGAGGCATCAGGCGCGTCCTTGGCGCTCGCGCCATGCAGCGCCAGCGCCGAGAGCGCCGCCAGCTCGCCGCGCGTGCGGGGCGGCCGTCCGGTGGCCAACCAATCCACGGTGACGCCTCCGACGTTCGCCATCGCAACCAGATTTTCTAGGCCTGGCAGCTTTTCGCCTCTCAAGTACGCCCCCAGAAGGCTGTCCGAGAAGCCGCACTCCTGCGCGAACCTCACCAACTTGCGATCGCCAATCGACTCGCGAAGGCGGTCCTTGAACTGTTCCGTTTCTTTCCTGGGAATCGGAACAGCGGCGCTTATCGAATCGGAACTGTTCCGATTCGGCCTTGCTGCTGATTCATAAAGGGTTTTTGTCATTTTCTATGCTCCGCTCAAAAAAGCGGAATCGGAACGCTCAATAGTTGTTGACAACACGCTCTATTGAGCGAAAAATCCAACACACCGAAACACAACCTAACGGAAGGGTAAGCGATGGCAGAGGGGGTTTCCAGCAGAAAACGTCCGCGTTCGCTCAAGGATGCGCGGGCGGCCTTCCACCGCTCGGGCAAGAGCGTGGTGGCGTGGGCGAAGGAGCACGGGTTCTCGCCAGCGCTGGTGTACATGGTGCTGGGCGGCAAGCGGCCGTGCCTGCGCGGGCAGAGCCACCGCATTGCGGTGAAGCTGGGCATCAAGGACGGCGTGATCGACGAGTGAGCGCCGGTCATTCAAACGAGGAGAAGGTCATGAAACGGGAAGAACTGCAGGTGGATGCGGCGCGCTTTGTCGAGCGTGCCGAGCAGGCGGGCTGGGGCTGGCAGGCGCAGTGCGTGCTGTGGGGCGTATCGGGCAAGCCGGTACCGCAGGACATCGAGGCCTGGCGGGCGCTGCCGATGCAGGCGGTGCCGTATGGCGTGCTGGCGCCGCGCCTGGACGGCGGGATGCGCCTGGCGGCGGTGGATGCGTTGACGGACGTCGATGGCGTGAGGGCCGGCGGCGCGGTGCTGCTGGCGATGGCGAAGCACATCTTTTTGCCGCAGGTACCGACCGAACATGCCGCACGCCAGCCAACCGAGGCACTGCTGGCGGCGTTGGCGGACTATGTGTTCGGCGGCGCGCATGCCGAGCACTACCTGGGCGAGGCCTTCCGCTACCGCAGCCGCTTTGGCACCAGCATGACGGCGATCGGGGACGATCCGAGTTACGAGCACCTGTTCGAGGCGATGCCGGCCGACGGACTGGATTGCGCGCTGGGCCTGGGCCACTGGGACCTGGCTGGGCACTGGCGCAGCTTTGGGCGGCACCTGGCAAAACAGGGTGCGGACTGGCAGGCGCTCGAGGCGCTGTACGAGGCGGCGCGCGAGACCGAGCTGGTGAGCGAGGACGAAGCCGGCGACGACGAAGCGCACGCCGGGCTCGAGGCGATGATCGAGGTACAGCAGGACGGCTACGTCGATCGGGCGCTTTCTGCGCACGATGCGACGCTGCGCGCCCTGGTGGACGAGTTGCTCGACACGGTATGCAACACGCGGGTCGCGCAGGCCTGACCTCTACCCATTGACCAGACAGGAGCCGACCATGCTTGACCCGCACAAGGGCTGGTACAGCGCCCAGGAACTCGCGGGACTGCCGGGAATGCCGACGACAGACCGCGGCGTGAAGAAGGCTGCACAAAAAAATTTGTGGGCAAGCCGCTCAAAAGAGCGAGGCAAGGGCCTCGAATACGCCCTCACCGCCCTGCCCGTCGAAACACAGAAGCACCTCCTCGGCCTGGCGATGGATGCCGCGGCCACCGGAGAAGCCCTGCCCGTGCCAGCGGCGCGGGCGCTGCCGGCAGTGAAGGCCCCCGGCGCGGTGGTGACGCTGCGCGGGCAGATGCGCAAGTCGGCCGCGCTGGTGCAGATGGACGACTGGCGGCGCAGCTACCAGGACGCGGCGCTGATCCTGTGCCGTGCGGTGGAGGCGGCGATGGCTGCAGCGGATTGCTCGGTGCGACGCGCCTGCACCGAGTTGGCCGAACGCCTGGTGGCGGGCGATACGCGCCCCGAGCTGCAGGATGCGGCGCTGCGCACCTACCTGAAGCCGCGCAAGGACGGCGGCCCGCTGGGCGGGGTGACGGCGCAGATCGGGCGGCTGCAGCGGATGATGGGCTTCTACGAGCAGGGCCGGCTGGCTGGCGACGTGGGGCTGTACCTAGCACCGGGCAAGCCTGAGAAGACCGGCCACGACCCGGTGCATGTGGCCACGTTCCTGTTCTTCTTCTGCCGCCCCACCCGCCCGTCTGTAGCCGAGGCCTGGCGCAAGATGGTGCCGCACCTGGCCGACAAGGGGTTGCCGGCGCCCAGTTACGCCACGGTGGTGCGCATCGAGAACGAGTTGCCGGTGACGGTGAAGTACCGCGGCCGGGTGACGGGCAGCGAGTGGCGCGCGCTCAAGCCCTACGTGGAGCGCGACGTGTCGATGTTCCACAGCAACGATATCTGGGTGGGCGACGGCCACAGCTTCAAGGCCAAGGTGCAGCACCCGATCCACGGCCAGCCCTTCACCCCCGAGGTGACGGTGATCATCGACTGGGTGAGCCGCAAGATCGTGGGCTGGAGCGTGGCGCTGGCCGAGTCGACGGTGGCGGTGTCGGACGCGTTCCGGCATGCGCAGCAAGTCACGCGCGCACGCCCGCTCGTCTACTACAGCGACAACGGCAGCGGCCAGACGGGCAAGACGATCGACTGCCCGGTGGCCGGCACGCTGGCGCGCCAAGGCATTGCCCACGAGACGGGCATCCCCGGCAACCCGCAGGCGCGCGGAATCATCGAGCGGCTGTGGCAGGTGACGCTGATCCCGCTGGCGCGCGAGTACCCGACCTGCACTTGGCGCGGCGCCGACCAGAACGCCACCACCAAGATGCTGAAGCTCTTGAACCGCAAGGACCAGGGCGGCATTGCCGTGCCCAGCTTCAGGCAGTTCGTGGATGACGTGGCGCGGGTGGTGGATGACTACAACCTGCACCACGCGCACCGCGAGCTGGGCGGGCGTACGCCCGAGGACGAGTACCAGGCGCGCATCGACCGCGACTCGATCGTGTTCGGGCCGTCGGACGCGGAGCTGGCTGCGCTGTGGATGCCCGAGGTGGTTCGCGTGCCGCAGCGCGGCCGCGTGAGCCTGTACGGCAACAGCTACTGCAAGCCCGACCTGGTGGCGCTGCTGCCCGAGGGTGCCCGTGTGCGCGTGCGCTACGACATCCACGACGCCGAGCGGGTGTGGCTGCTGACGATGGAGGGCGTGTTCCTGGGCGAGGCGCGCTGGGACAGCCACCGCGAGGCGGCCTTCCCGGTGCCGAAGATGGACCAGCTGCGGGCCCAGCGCGCGGCCGGAAAGATCCGCCGCGGCGAAAAGATCATTGCCGAGGCGCAGGCCGAACTGGGCGAAGTGCTGGACGTGGCGCCGGGCGAGCCGGCGGTGCCGGTGTTCGACCTATCGATGGAACTGCACGGGGACGCCTACGAGCGCAGCGAGGCTGCACGCATTGAGGCGGAGGCGGAGCGGGCGAACGCCCTGCCGTTACCCGACTACGAGGAGACCGCGCCGGTAACTGCTGCGCCCGAGGACGGGCCGATCGACATCTCGATGTACCTGTTCGGCGACCGGATCGACGCCGAGGACGAGACCTGCGGCAAGAAGCCGTCTTTTAAGCGGACTGCCGGGTGAGTTGCAGCTCGCCCAGCAGCCCTTGTGAAACACAACGCACGAAGGAGTTTAGACGATGAAACAGCTTTTTGTGAAAACCGAGAACGCCAAGCGCTTCCGCTCTGGCCTTGCGATGCTCGATAGCCGCGGTGCGGCCGAGTCGGGGCTGATGCTGGTGTCGGGCCGTCCAGGCGAAGGCAAGACCACCACGGTAATGAACTGGGCGGCCGAGGTGGGCGCTGCACGGCTGACCGCTTACCCGAAGTGGACGGTGGAGCGCGCCATGCGCGAGTTGGCCGCGGCGCTGTCGATCCCGGTGGAGCGCGGCTACGAGGCACGCATCGAAGAGACGATCGCGGAGCACGAGATCCCCATCATCGTTGATGAGGCGGGTTATGCCCTGGAGAAGAACGCGGCCTGCCTCGAGCGCTTGCGTCACATCACCGACAAGAGCAGCACGGTGATGGTCATGGTGATGATGGAGAAGCACAACGCGGCGCTGTCGCGCATCGACCAGTTGGCCAGCCGCATCAGCTGGACGGTGGAGTTCAAGCCGTCGGTGCTGGCCGACGTGGCCGCGGCCTGCGCGCAACTGGCAGAAGGGGTGGCGTTTGCCGACGACCTGGTCGAGCGCATCCACCGCGAGACGAACGCCCGCATGCGCCTGGTGATGACGGCAATCGCCCGCTGCGAGGCGGTGGCCAAGCGCAACGGCCTGACCACGATCGGCGCCGAGCACATGAAGGGCATGCCGCTGTGCGAGGACTTCTCGGCCAAGCTGATGAAGCGCGGGGTGCTGGCCTGATGCGTACCGGCAAGACCCCGATCGCCCAGCCGCTGCTGGCGCTGCTGGCCACGCTGCCCGAGGGTCGCGGCACCCGCGCCGATCTGGCGACGCGCCTGCAGCGGGCCCCCAATGAGATCACCACGGCCGCGCTGATCCTGCGCCGCCGCCACCTGGTGGAGACGCCCGCGCGCGGCCTGTACCGCATCACCGACGCGGGGCAGGAATGGCTGGCCTCGGGCCGGCAGCTGACCGGCCGGCCCGAACGCCGCCGCGTGCGTCAGACCTCGGGGCTGCGTGAGCGCGCCTGGTGGGTGATGCGCGAGATGAAGAAATTCACTGTGGCCGTGCTGCTGCACACCCTGGCCGACGGCACCGAGCGTGACGCCGACGGCAACCTGCGCCGCTACCTGTGCGCGCTGGCCAAGGTGGGCGTGGTCAAGCCCACGGCGCGCCGGGTACCGGGTGCGGCGCCCAGCTCGCGGGGGCACGTGGTGTGGCACCTCAAGCGCGACCTGGGTCGGCAGGCGCCGGTGTGGCGCCAGCGCCACGGCACCGTATTCGACCCGAACAGCGGCGAGGTGCTGGCCCCGCTGCCGAACGAAATGGAGGTCACCCCATGACTGACTGGCTCCCCATCCTGCGCCGGGCCATCGCCGAGGACCCGCGCGGCATCACTGGCGTGGCCGAGCGCATCGGCTACAGCCGCCCGGCGGTGTCGCGCGTGCTCGGCGGCAGCTACGGCAACCCTGACCGCCTCGGCGCCGCGGTGCTGGCTACGTATGCCCGCATCGACTGCCCGCACCTCCAGACCAGCCTTGCGCCCACCGAATGCGCCACGTACGCCGGGCGCAGTTACGGCGCGATCACCGCGGCAGACGTGCCGCACTGGCGGGCCTGCCGCAAGTGCCCGCACAACCCTGCCCACAAGGAGCCCCGCGAATGAACGCCTTTTTCGACTGGCTGCACGACGCCGCCGAGCGCGTCCTGCCCATGGTCTGCGCCTTTGGCCTCGGCGTGGTCATCGCCCTGGAGGCGGGCGATACAGAGCGCGAGACGCTGCGCGCCGCAGTTGTGTCGCTGGCCGACCAGGTCGAGCACACCCGCATTGCCTGCGGCGCCCAGCCCGACCCGGACGCCGTGTCGGTTTTCGTCGTCGCCGCCCAGGTGCAGCGATGACCGCCCGCGCCAGCTCCGCCGACCTCGGCGAACGCATCCTCGCACAGCTTGCCGGGCACGACAGCAAGCGCCCGGCGCGTGCCGACGACGTAGCCGCGCTGATCGGCGGCTGCGAGCACCTCTACTGGGCTGCTATCGAGCGGCTCAAGGGCACGAGCCAGATCAACTGCGCCCACATCAAGCGCGGCACCGACCCCGAGCCCTGGCTCGCCATCTGGCCCACCGGCGCCCGCCCGCGCATGGACTCGTGGCACGCGCTCAACGCCCGCGGCCACTTCTCGACTACGCGCACCTTCACCCCGCAGCGCCTCCCGCAATCCATCGCAGCGCGCCGCGCTGCACAGGAGATCGAAATGAAGCAATCGCCCACCGCCACCCAGCAACGGCGCCAGAAGATCGCCGACCTCGTTGCCGGACGCCCGCTCACTGATGGGCTGCCGCTCAAGGCGCTCGCCGCCGAGCTCGACATCACCGTCGAAGGCGTGCGCCACCTGATCAAGAGCATGCTCGGCGGTCAGCGCGTTGCGCTCGGCAAGCTGCCGAAAGACCACGGCCACCGCGCCTATGACCCGGCTGCAGAGGTCGCCGCCGGCGAGCCGTTCGCGGCCGCCGACACAGCGCCGGGCGCCGAGCCGGAACCCGAGGTGCTCCCGGCCCAAACCCTCGAGCCCGCAGATCTCTCCACCGTCGCCGATTTCCTGGCCTCCGTATCCAACGCCCTCGGCGACATGGAACCCGATGACCCCGCGCCGCCTACTCCGCCGCAGACCAACCCCGCGCGCATCAGCTTCGCCTTGTGGGACGACGGGGGCTTATCCATCTACGACGGCGACGAGCTGCTGCAGATCGCCCCCGCAGATGTAGCCCGGCTCGCCCGTCTGCTCGGCGTGCCGCATGCATGCGAGGTGGCGGCATGATCCACTCAACCGCCACCCAGGGGATCCCAACGCTGGCGCAGCAGGTACAGGCCGCTAGTGCGGCCGCCCGCGCACAGGCCTGCGCCGCATTCTCCCGCGCCGCCCGATTTGGCCCCAGCTCATCGGTACCCCAGCGCCAAGGCGCGCTGCACCGCCAATGCATGCTCGCCGAACTGGCCGCGCGCGGCTCGCGCACCGTGCGCCAACTGCGCGACGCAATCGCCTCTGCGCCCGTGCCGGGGACAAACCCCGACATCAGCCATAACGCGGTCGCCAGCCTGGCAGTGGACATGTACGACCGCCGCTGGCTGGGCCGAGCCCTGCCAAGTCGAACGAATACCCCAGTGGGCATGGGGCGCGCGGCCACGTACTACATCACCGACCTCGGGCGGGCTGCGCTGGCCGCCATGCGCGAGGCCAACACCACCCCCGCAACCACTGGAGACCACTGACATGGCTACCCCCTCCCTCGACGACATCCGCGCAGCTGCCGACCGGCTGGCTGTTGCTCACACCGCAACTACCGCACGTGCGGCGCTTTGCCAGGACGAGATCAAAGCCGCCATCCAGCCCATCTACGACCGTCACCGCGCAGGCATGGACGCGGCGGCAGAAGAGGAAGCTGCCGCGCACCGCGCCCTGATGAGCTTGCTCGAGGCCGCGCCACAGCTGTTCGACAAGCCGCGCAGCATCAACGTCAACGGCGTCCGCGCTGGATACCGCAAAGCAGAAGATGCGCTCGACTGGGGTGATGACGCGGCGCTCATCAAGCGCATCCGGGCGCTGTTGCCGGCCCAAGCCGACCTGCTGATCCGCACCGAGGAAACGATTGTCATCGACGCCCTCTCGCAACTGCCCGCGGCGGCGCACCAAAAGCTCGGCATCAACCGCATCACGGGCGCAGACAACCCCTTTATCACGATCGGCGCAGCAGACGTGGAAAAGCTTGCTCAGGCGCTCATTGCAGATGCGATCCGGCGTCATGGCGAAGAAGACAAGCCCAGTGTCCGCAAGGGTAAGACGAAGGCAAAGAGCAAGGAATTGGCCTGACATGACCTCCCCGATCGAAATCACCGTGCGGCGCGGTCGCAACAACACCTACAGCTGCCGCATGGGGAACACGCGGGCCAGCAGCACGAACAGCGCGCAAGTCGCCGTTGAGCGACTGATGGACAAGTTCTGGAAGCCGGGCACGCACCGCGCAACCGAGATCGACCGCATCGGCGACACCACCTATTTCCACATTACGCCAATCACCTGAGTGCGGCATGACCGCAGGAAACCCTCGGGCAAATAAGGGAACCAGCCGGCACGGATACAGCAAAGGCCCGCCTTGGCGAAAGCCGCAAAGGGCGCCGGGAACCGGCAACCCTCACAAACACTGGAGCATCGCATGAACAAAGCACAACTGATCGCCGCCATCGCGGACGAGAACGACATCAAGCGTAGCGTCGTCGAGTCGGTCCTCGATGTCGCGGGCCGCGTCATCACCGCCCACCTGGCCAGCGCAGACGCGGACGCCGACGCAGAGGTCACGCTGCCTGGCCTGGGCAAGCTCAAGACCACGACCCGCGCCGCGCGCACCGGCCGCAACCCGGCCACCGGTGTGGCCATCGAGATCCCTGCGCGCGTCGCAGTGAAGTTCAGCGCGAGCAAGGGGCTCGACGAGGCCCTCAACCCGGACTTGTAACCCGTCTTGCCCGAGGGGCTGCGCCGTTACTGCGGGCCCCTCCATCAAGCCGAGTAACCCCACGCCCAGGAGCCGATGATGCTGCAACGCCTCGCCGAACACCTCGCCGACCTGCTGCGCGCCGCGCTGCTGTGGCTCATGCCCATTGATGAGGAGTGACGTCATGACGCCGCAAGACTGGAAAGACATCGAGCACGCGCTCGGCTACCCATACGGGCGCGCCCGCCTGCGCGCCGACGGCCACGTGATCACTCTGGCCGTCGAGCGCGGCAAGGGCCTGCGCTACCTCGTCTCGGTGTACATCGACGGGGTCATTGAATGGTGCAAGACCATACGCCCCGAGCCTGACGCCGTTGAGCGCAAGTTCTGGCGCGCTCGCCGCCACTACCTGCACTCGGCCAAGATTCGCGCCGAGTACGCCGCAATGGCCAAGCGGCGCGGCATGCCACCCGAGATCAAGTCATCCTACGCACGCCAGGCTGAGGCGTCATTCGAAATGCTTGACCCCATGTGGCCCGACGCCAAATCCCTCTGCCGCCACCTGCGCAAGACCTGCGCACAGGTCGAGCGCCTGCCCGACTTCGACCTCAATGAGCATACCGGTGCCGAGGCAGCCCAATGACCGCCCAGCAAACCACCGCGCAGCGCATCGCCCTGCGCAAGCGCGCCATATTTGCGGCCGCTGGCAAGGCCGGGCTCGACCTGCGCGATGCGGCCGAGCGCGGGCGCATGGTGCGCGAGCTGACGGGCGGGNNNTATGCAGCCTGGCCGAGCTCAACGCCATCCTCGACCACCTCAACCGCGGCCGCGAGGGCTATGCCCGGCGCCGGCGGGTGACCCCCAGCGCCGAGCGCGCCCCCCTGCTGAGCAAGGTCGACGCGTTGCTGGCCGAGCTGCACCGCGTCACCGGCACGGTAAAGCCCCTGTCCTACGCCGACGGCGTGGCGCGGCGGGTGTGCAAGCGTTCCAGCCTGGATTTTTGCGATACCGATGACCTGAATAAGGTGGTCGCGGCGCTGGCCACCACGCTGCGCCACGAGCTGTCCAAGCGGGTGCCCTGATGAGCCGGACCTCGCTCGCCATCCTCGAGACCGACCTACCCGCCAGCGTGCGCGACCTGGTGCGCTGGGTGGGCTGGCGCGGCGCCATGGCGCTGATCCGCGAGATGCCGGGCGCGCGCATCTACAGCCCGATGCGCGGTCCGCACTGGTCTGCGCGCGCCGACGCCCGCTTTGCCCGCGTGGCCGAACTGGTGGGCGAGCGCAACGCAGAAAAGCTCTACGAGATCATTGCCGGCACCGCCTTCGAAGTGCCCAACTGCCGGGCGGCCCTGCGCCGCGCGCGCAATCGTGCGGTGCGCGCGAGCTTTGACGCGGGCGCGCCCGTGGAGGCCCTGTGCGTCGACTTCGGGCTGTCTCGCCGCCAGGTGTATAGCGTGCTCAAGGAGGCCGACGAGCCGACCGCCGAGACGCCGCGCCAAGCCGACCTGCGCGGGCAGATGGGGCTGTTCTGATGCACAATACGAACGTCATTTTCCGTGGAGGCGTGCGATGATTCGCAACTGTCTGAAGTGCGGCCATACGAACAACGAGGCGGTCGGCGACGACCTGGAAGCATGCCCAGGCTGCGGCGCGATCTACAGCCGCGTGGAGGCTGCATGGGGCTTGCGACCAACTGCCGGCCAAGCGCCGCGCACTGCGGGCGCCACCGAGCCGGTTACGGTTACGGCTGCCTCGCAGCCTCGTGCCAGGCAAGAAGCCGACGATGTGCCGATCGAGTTGTTCGCCGAGCGCCTACGCTTTGCGTCGCTGTACCCGACGTTTCGTGCGCTCGTGCAGATGCTCTACTGGGTCGTGCTGGCGCTGGCGGTGCTGTGCTTTGCCGGCGGGTTGTACGGCGCGGTGGCTGGCGAAGGTTCGGCACGTGTAGGCGCGCTACTGGTCGGGACTTTCCTCGGCGTGCTATTCGTGGTGATTGCGAAGGTGAACCGGGAGTTGTCGCTGATGCTGGCGGATCTTGCAGATTCAGCGGTGCGCATTGCCTCCAGGGTTCGTCCTTGAAGCTCGCATACGCGCGCTAAGGACGCCGTGTCCCACCCCCCGAGCCCCGCCCCGTGCGGGGCTTTGTCTTTACTGCGGGTGCAGCCCCGCACCCTGATCGAATTGCGCGCAAAACGCAGTATGGCGGCATGGCTGCCCCAACTGCACACCCCGCCCACTCCTGCGCAAGCTGCGCGCGCTTCAGTCGCCCCGCTGCGGACCGGCTGGTGGCGGTGTCCGGGTTCGGGCGCTGCGCGCACCATGCGACGGGCCACTATGTGTCGCCCGCGGTGCGCTTTGGTTGCCGCTTCCACCCTGCGCGCTGGCGGGCGGCATGAGGCCCGGGCGCGTTGCGGTGGGCGCACTGATGCTGAGTGCGGCCGGGCTCGGCGGGCTGGTGGGCTACGAGAGCTACACGGGGCACGCGATACAGCCGGTGCCCGGCGACCGCTGGACCTACGGCTTTGGCTCGACGGTACGCGCGGACGGCACCGCAGTGCAGCCGGGCGACCGCATCACGCCGCCGGCTGCGGTGCGCCTGACGGTGGCCCACATTGGCCGCGACGAGCCCGCGCTGCGGCGCTGCTTCGACGGCGCCACGCTGCACCAGTGGGAGTGGGACGCGGTGGTGAAGCTGGCCTACAACGTGGGCCCGGCGGCGGTGTGCCGGTCGAGCATGCCCGGCAAGGCACGGCGCGGCGAGTACGCCGAGATGTGCCGCACGCTACTCGACTTCCGCCGCGTGCAGGGGCGCGACTGCTCGCTGCCCGAGCACAGCCGCTTCTGCGGTGGCGTGTGGCGCACCCGCCAGGCCGAATACACGCTGTGCATGGAGGGCTACCCGCAGTGAGCCCCGGTGTGAGCACGATGGCGCGCCCGTTTGGTATTGCGACCGTCCTGTTGGGCGCGGCGCTGCTGCTGGCGCTGGCTGCGGGCCGCGTGGGCTACCGCTTGGGCGCCGCCGGCACGGCCGAACTGCGCACCGCGCATGCGCAGGCGCTGTTTGCCGCCGCGGAGGGCGCCAGCCTGGCGTTGTACCAGGCGCAGCAGCGCGGCGACGCACTGACGCGCGAACTGGCCACTGCGCGCGAGACCGCCCACCAACTTACACAGGAGCGCACCCGCCATGTTCAAACCGTTACCGATGGCCGCGCTTGCCTCGGCGAGCCTGCTCTGCGCCTGCTCGACGGTGCCCCCGGTTTATCAATGCACGTGCCCCAGCCCGCCGGCGGCACTGCTGGCGCCGATGCCGGCCGCGTTGCCACCGATGCCGACGTCACCGGCTGGGCGCTCGGGGCCGGCGCGCAGTATGCCGAGTGCGCCCGCCGCCTCAACGCCCTGATCGATTGGCACACCAAAGAGGACCCTGCCCCGTGATCATCGAAATCAACTATCTCACCGTGCTCGTGCTGGCCGGCGTGCTGTCTGGAATCGGCGGGGTGCTGTGGGCGGCCGGGCGCAGCCTGCTGCAGCAGTACGGCAACCTGCTGCGCGACCAGTTGGCCGCGCACCGGCAGGACAGCCAGGCGCGCCAGGCCGACATCACCCAGCGCCTGGAGCATATCGAGCAGACGCTCGAGGGACACGCCGGCCGGCTCAGCCGGCTCGATGCCGAGCTTGCCCGTGTGCCCACCGATGAGGACCTGGAGAAGATCTACGCCCGCATCAACGCCTCGGCCACCGACCTGGCCGAGGTGAAGGGCACGTTGCGGGGCATCAGCGACAACCTGCGCACCTTGATGGCGCGCATTACCGAGCGGGGGCTGCAATGAGCACGATCGCCCAGCGTGAGGCCGAGCGCATCCGCCGGCAGGGCATTCTGAGCCTGCTCTATTTTGCGCCGGGCCAGTCGATGACGGCGCGGCGGCTGCGCGACGAGCTCGAGGCGGTGCATGGCCAAGTGGCCACGGTCGACCGCGTGCGCGCGGACCTGATCTGGCTTGCCGATGTGGGCCTGGTGGTGGGCAGCGGCGATGCGGCGATGCTGACCGAACGCGGGCGCGACGTGGTGCTCGACCGCAGCGCCATGCCTGGGGCGGCGTGATGGCCCACAGCGACGACACCCGCCGCGCCGTGCGCGCGAGCTTTGTGTTTGACCAGCTCACGCTCGAGGCGTCGGCCGCGCTGCACCAGGTGCCGGTACCCACCGCCAGGCGGTGGAAGGGCGAGGCGCGCCGTGCCGGTGACGACTGGGACAAGGCCCAGGCGGCGCAGCTGTTGGCCGGCGGCGGCATCGAGGAGATCGCCCGCCAGACGATGGCCGCGTTCATCCAGCAGGTGCAGGCGACGACAACTGCGCTGCAGGCCGACACCGATCTGCCGCCTGCCGAGCGGGCCAAGCTGCTGGCGAGCTTGTCGGACAGCTTCGCGAAGCTGATGGTGAGCAACCGCCGGCTGATGCCCGAGACGGACAGGCTGGCCGTTGCGCTGGATGTGATCAAGCGGCTGCTCGAATTCACCAAGGCGCGTTACCCAGGTAACGCGGCCGGGCTTGCTGAGATGCTCGAAGCGTTCGGTGAAGAAGTGCTCAAAGCATATGGATAAGAGGTTACGGATACATCTTTCTTGCCTTTTTCGGCAAGCGTTTGAGGCTATCGACACTGACCTTGAAGTGTGCAATCTGATCAAGAAGCGCGTCTTCATTGATCCGCGTCAGGTCAGGCGGCGAATGATCTCTCTCACGCTCATACGGAGACTGATAGCGCTTCGCCTCCCCCTCAGAGAGAGGGGCGCCCTCGACCGTATGGCGCAACGCCAAGTAATACCGCTCCAACTCGGCGAGGTAATCGGCAACAACGTTTCGATGGATAACGGGCATCTCATGTTCTCCTCGGCTGGGATGGGGCGATTCTATATGGGGTCCTGCTGTGTCCGCTAAATCCACCACTGAGCGCGACTTTCGCGACGATCTTGCCGACTTGGTCGCCGACCTTCGACGTGAGATTACCTCCCACCAGGTCGGGCTTGACCCGTCGCCAGCCGCGCGTGCGGCTCGGCGACGGCGCGTGCTGGTAGACGGCGACTTCGAGTATTTCGCCCACACCTACTTTCCGCACCACATCCGACCACCAGCGTCGAGTTTTCACCAACACTTCCTCACCCGCTTCCCGCAACTGCTGGACGCACCCGGCGGCTGCAAGGAATGGTGGATCGCCCCACGTGGCGAGGCAAAGTCCTCACTCACTACCAAGGTCGGCCCCTGCTGGGTGGCCGTGCGTGCGCTGCTGCAAAAGGCCGACGTGCGCAAGGATCTGGGCTGGGAGGACGCGGTTCCACTGCCGTACTTCGTCGATTACGTGGTGCTTCTGGGCGCCGAGACTAAGCTGCCCACAAAGCTGCTGGAGGTCGTAAAGACCGAACTCACGGTCAACGCTGCACTGGCGCTCGACTTCCCTGAGGCCTGCGGTCGCGGGCCACAGTGGAAGGTGGGCGAGTTCGTCAGCCGCGCCGGCGTCAAGTTCGAGGCCTTCGGCGCCGAGCAGGCTATTCGCGGCACTTTCCACGGCGCAAGCCGCCCCAAGGTGTTGCTGGGCGACGACCTGATCACCGACAAGGAAGCCAAGAGCCCCACCGAGCGCAATAACCGCTGGGACTGGCTGGAAAAGGCCATCGACTACCTCGGCCCGCCGGACGGTTCGGTCAAGTACGTGGGCGTGGGCACCATCCTGGACAAGGATGATCCCATCAGCCGCGCCAAGCGCACCGTGGGCCACCTGGTGCATCACTTCCGCGCCATCGAGCAGTTCCCCAAGCACATGGATCTGTGGAACGAATGCCAACAGATCATGCTGAACGACGACAAGGCCGTCATGGAGGACTTCGCCGAGCGCGGCCAGGTCGCGCCGGACGCCGCGCTGCCGTCCTTCCGCTTCTACCAGGAACACCGCGCGGAGATGGACGAAGGCGCGGTGATCAGCTGGCCCGGTGTGCGCTCGTTGTTCTGGCTGATGCGCCAACGCGCCAAGAACGCCCGCGCCTTCGGCACCGAGCTGCAGGGCGACCCGCGTAGCGATGAAGACAAGGTCTTCGCCGGCTACAAGTTCTGGGTGGTACGCGGGCAATGGATCATGTTCGGCGCCTGCGACCCGTCCGTTGGCCGCGGGCAGTCGTCAGACCCCTCCGCGATCCTGATCGGCGGCTATGACAAAGCCCGCGCGAAACTCAACGTGATTGAGGCGGTGATCAAGCGCCGCGTGCCGAGCAAGCTGGAGGCGGATCTCATCGCCACGCAACGCGAATATGGGTGCGCTGCAATTGGCTTCGAGAACAACGTCGCCTTCGAGGCGCAGCGCCAGAACATCGTGCGCGAGTCAGTGCGCCGGGGGTGCCCCGTGCCGCTGGTGGGGGTTACCGCAGTTGGCGACCGGGACGCCCGTATCGACAGCTTGGAGCCGTTCATCACCGACGCCATGGAGCCGAGCATCCTGTTCTCGCCCGGCCTTGTGGCGCTGCTTGCTGAGCTGGACAGCTGGCCTGAACCGCAGAGCGGGCACCACTACGACGGCCTGTCAGCCCTGCACATCCTGTGGATGATCGCCACCACACGCGCGGTGGGGATGG